AGTCTGTCTTCACGCATAGCGAAGGATTTTGAAATCCAGCGCATGAAGTCAGAAACGCCATGCCCAAGAACGCGAAGCTGAGAACGACCATCCAGAGTGCGATTTTTCGAGCGTTCATTTTTCTTTGCGGAAGATTTCTATCAGTCCAATGATCGCCGCTAGTGCCGAACCGATAGCGTCCCATTTCGCTGGTTCTAGGCTAAGTCCGGCAACTGCTCCAATTATCGCGATTCCGCGAATTGTGGATGGTTCTTTCAATTTTGAAAATAGTGTCTTCATGGTTTTTTTGCTTTCAGCATTTTGTACAAGGATACCGAACCGATGCAAATTCCTAGGACGAGAGAAGCAACGCGGAGCCACGCCTCGGCCTCGCTGAACGAGATCAAGACCGCCATTGCTGGTGCGCTCGTTCCGACGAACGTATGGAAAGTGTGGCCGTTCATTAGCTCAATCCGCCTTGCGAGATGAGTTCTTCGGTGAGCGTGCAGGATTGGAGGATGATCGTGCTTCGCTCGCCTGCGGTCGTGAGTTCGACCTCGATCTCGGTCGTTACCGAGGTTGCGTTGAGCAACAGATCGCGAACGCCGAACGTGTTGAAATCGACGGCAGCGGTCTTGCCTGGTGCTGCGGTCAAGCCGCTCTGCACCTCCAAAGTTGGCAAGTCGGTGAATCCCTTGTCGCCTCCGAAATTAATATCGTAATAACTGTTCTGAACTCCGACGACGGTCGCGTTGCCTGCGCCGATGCTGTCGAGTGCTTGGAGTGCCGTTTGCAGTTGCGCGGCTGTCGTGATGGCGTCGAGAGGATCGGTCTGCCGTAGGACGGTTGTGGCAATGCTGCCTGTCGTCACCGTGCCTGTGCCGGTCGTGATCGCGGTTGCCCCTGCTGTTACGCCAAGCAAAAACTCGGTCGTCTGTGGGATCGAGCGCACGAAATATTGAATGCCTGCCGTATACCCTGTAAGAGCCGTGAACCCTGTTAAAACCACAGGCTGGGCGAGCGTCAGTCCGTGGTTAGTTGCCGAAATGAATACGCCGTCGGTGACCGTGCTTGCGATGTCCACGTTGTAGCTCGGAGCCGTTATGCGGAAACTACCGAGATACGGAGCGCGTGAAAATGAGAGACGCTGGATTTCGTTGTTGAGTGTCGAGCCGGTTACCGTGGTGGCGACGCTGACGGTCATTGCCGTGCCGAGATCAGTCCACGTTGGCTCGTATACTGCGGGAGCGAGACGGAGTTGAAGCTCTTGGATTTCGGCGTTGGTCGCGTCTCCGACAAGCCGCTCGTCGATGAGCGCGGTTGTCGTTGGGATTAGCCTGGCGAAGTTGCCTGTTATCGCGCCCTGCGTGCCGACCGAGTTGAACGAGACAACGAAATTAGTTGCCATTGTGCCATCCACGCTGACCGATCCTGCGGCGGTGATTGTCGAGAGCGAGTTGAGAGCGGACGAGATCGCGCCTGCGGTCGCGCTGAATCCTATCGCTCCGCTTGTTTGTGCGCCGAAGGAGAGAGTAAACGTGCCGGATGCTGGGACGCCTGTCCTGCTTCCTACGCCGAATTTCACGCTCGTGCCGGTGTAGTCGATCACGTTGAACGGAGTCGTGATATTGCCCGTTGCCTCTAGAAAATACAAGTTGATCGCGCCGTTGTCGCCCTTTACAAAGCGTGGCGTTGTTGACGGCGTCAAGCTCGTCAAGCTAGTCGCCAATCGGCGGTTCGTGGTGTCAATAAAAAGATCGCGTGCCATTTAGTTGGTGGCTTTGTCAACAGCTTCCCACTTGCCTATTGGGCAACGCTCGGTTGCCATGCGTAGCTTCGCCCAAGTCGAGCATCCGCACTTGCGACAGCGGCCTGTGTTGTTCAAGGCGGCGGCGTCCCATTCGGGACACGCTTTGCACGTTGCTTCGCGGGTTGCGAGTGCTTCGGGTGGCGTGGTCGCGAAGCCTGCGAGGGAGAAGCCTGCTACCGCCCTTAGAAAATTAGAAAATTGCGGACTCATGTTAGATTTATTGAAATGGGATAAATTGGAAAGTCATGATCGGGATCTGGGCAGCCGAAGCTCATGGTTACCAGTAATTGGTATCCGTTTAGCTGTATGCTAGACTCCTCTAACGGGTCGCATTGGAAATTGCACGTGTCACCTGATGCCGCTATTTGGCTATAGCCCCAAGGTAAATCAAAAGCGTAAATAGAAAGGACGTTTGCAAGGCAACCACCTATCAGTGACCCACTCCACCCAATTTCGCACACATATTCCCAATCTTCATCGCAATGAGAGCACCCGTCTGGATGGTTGCAACAACTCCAAGCTGCTGTAAAGGAATCAGGGCCGTGACTTGTCCATAACGGTAAAGAATCCGTGCCCTGTGAATAATTAAACGATCCAGACGTTGCAGAATTTAATAAAGCTATAAGAGATGGATTTGTTATTTTCACGTGAGGACAGAAATGAGGCAGACACGGATTACAACACGCGCAACTCACAGCGCGAAGGCCGAGTGCGCCGTCGGATTTGATTTTGATCGCGTTGGCTGTTCGCCCGATCACTCGCACTCCTCCGTTGGCATCCAAAATAAAAATCCGCCGCGCGAAGCCAAAACATAAACAGCAGACGGATCGGGCGGCGAGGGTGGAACTTCCCTTGCTTTGTCAAGATAAGCGAAATTGTCGTTGAGACCTTTTGCCGAGATCGGCGTTGTCTTTGGCGACGACGAGATAGTGTAGGGTAATGACATTTTTAATTCCGTGTGCCAACTATGATTCTCATTGGAGCTGAAACAATAATAGAATACGTTACCGCAACCTCAATCAAATCTGCTGCGGCGGATGTCGAGATGCCTCCGATTGACTGCACTTTTGTTAAGCTTTTAGAATCATATTTTAATTCATCTGAGAACTTATAGGTGGGGTAAAAACTTTTAATTAGCGCAATCGGATCGCCTACACTGGGGCCGCCTCTGCCGCGCTGTAATATGATCGGCGTATAATTAAGGACGAGATTAGTTGTAGAAAGTGGGACAGGCTGGTTCGTTGGCTGAGTGCTTTTTACTGTATAGGTGTCAGCTAATACTTTTTGATTAAAAACAAACGTTACTTCCTTTTGGCCTACGTCAATTGTAGTCAATAGCACTATAAATTCAACCTGCACGTCCTGTATTTCTGCGCCGTAATATTGGGTAGTCATGTTAAGAAAGATTAAATTCGTTGATCAAAGTTCTTTTTTATCGAGAGGATTTAATTCGTCGATCACCGCATTAACAGCGTATCCGACTACACTGAAAGTGGTAAAGCCGTTGCTACCAATATCGAAGGTGACCTCGTCGCCGATTGTAAATATATTAAGTTCTGGCATTCGATTCCCGCGAGTAAGGACGGCAAGAAATTGCAAGTTATCGGTGTTGCGACAAACATATTGCGCATTACAGCGAAAAGCTCCGCTTTGCAGACTGGTAATGCTTTTTTTGGTTAAAATTAAATCTGTGGTTCCGTGGTATGTGATCATCTTTTTATGCTCCAACAACTGCCATCGGCAATTTCGGTTCGATATTTTCAACTGCGGTTTTGATCGCTTCGACAGCAGTTTTAATTGCGTCGAGCAATCCGGTTGCGCCCGACTTCGCGGCCACGTCAAGCTCGATGCCGTCTTTGACCGAGTCGCGAAGACCTTTCACGCTCTTGTCCGCGTCAAGCGTGGTGGGTATTGATCCGAATGCCGATTTAGTCTCCGCCTGCGCTTTTTGGTACTTCACAACCAAGTCGGCTGTTAGTGGATTTCCGCCCAAGAATTTGATTATTTTTTGGATTTCTTCTTGGCCTTTTGCTGAGTCGATTGGATTTGCGGAAAGTTGGTCTCTTACTCCTTTGAAATATGTCACAACGGCTCGTATTTGCTCTTCACCAGTCTGCCCAATTTTGTCCAAGTTAAGCTCTCTAACTAGATCGGGAAAGCTCTTGCGAGCGAGATCAGTTCCAAGCAATTGATCCATCGCCTTCAATTCATCTTTTGCAGCTTTTGATGAGTTCGCCGCTTTATTTAAAGCTTCAATCTCTTTCATTTTTGCAAGCGTGTCGGCAAAGCCTGTTGCAGATTTTAGATTTTCGTTTAGTTTTGCGGACATTTCTGCGGCCTTGTAAAACAACGGATTTCCGTCCTTGTCGTATTGTTTTATTTTT